ATAACAAGAGTGCCACAGCGACGGTGGGTAAGACGTTACACGTTGAATCCGCAAATCTTTAATCAGTTAGTAATGTTACTAACACAACCTTTAAAAGGATATAATTATGGTTTTAAGACATACAAATTACAGAGTAAATAGTTTCAGAAACATTGCGAACCGATACGCAACCACTAACCCCATACGTGGTACGAACATCATACCCATAGGCGATAGGAAGTACAAGTGGGAGCGTATCATCAAGAGGTCGGACACACACTACGACATGGTGATCGATCAGTCATTGTTCTACTACTCATACTATAATCAAAAAGATAAAATAGTGCTTGTGTCGTGGGAGATGAAGAACGATATCGAAGTGGTGACAATATACAATGACGGGTTAACAACGACATACACGTTCCTTGATAACTTGTTACCCCATGACCTACGTTTCTTTGTTCTTGGTAGTTCGGGTCGGCAATACATCAGTATGAATTGGGGCAGTAAAAAGAAGTACGAGTATGATTGGGTGATTGCAGACCAAGGTGACAAGGACTTCTATCTACCCAAGGATATGACTAAGCCGTTACAGTTCGCACGTAAACACGCTAAGTGGCAACACGTCGGCACAGAGTATGTGTTCAAGTATGCCATGACGCAAGTGAACAAAGAGGCAAAGTCAAATATCAAGCCGTACTCTGACAAGTTCTACGAATGGGTCATAACAATGCACGGTATGTTACCTTGTGATGACTATCAGTATAACTACAAGATGGAGCAAGAGATGCACCAACATATGCAAGATAATAAGCTTGCGTATTATGATCGTATTGACGAGTACAAGAAGATCATGCGTGACGAGAGCCACCCCATGCGTTTACATCTAGCCGTCGATTGGTTACGTGAAAGTCCATTGTTTGGTTATCGTGGACGGCAAGATATCGATACCAAAGATAAAGCGTCGAAGGTACGAGCGAGTTGGAACAGATGGGTTAACAAGACACTTGGTCTTACCAAGAACGTACATGAAGCTAGAACAGAGGAGGTGAAGTAATGGCTAAATGGAGTGGTGTATATTTGCACGACAGTTTGAAACTGTTAAAGAAAGCAGAGAAGTGGCTTGAGGATGAGGTCGAAAACACAGAACTAACAGAGAAGATACTTTGTGAGAGTGATGATGACTTCATACATTTTGGCAGACGTGAGTGTGCTGAAGGTTTACTTGAGCAAATTAAAAAATGGAGAAAGGAGATGTATAATGAAAAGTAACCTAGTAACACGTGAGGACGTGCAAAAAACCTTTGATAATGCGTTTGAGCAAATGAAGAACTACTACATGCTCATGGACGTGGACGACCAATATTATTACTTTAAACACAAGCTGACACGTCAGTACATAAAAATAGAAAGAGAAGGAGAGAAGTAATGGATTTACGATTAGAAACAAAAGTAAGTGAGTTGAACGAAGTCACGCAACTCAAGACGTTCGCGCATCATGTGAAGAAAGCAATACCTCGCGTGAAGATTGGTGTACGTGCTAACGGAACAGATAGTGCGTATCATTATGTTTACATGGACGGACACCCACACGTTATGGGGTATCTATACTATGGCGATAAGAGAGAGAACCCCAAAGACTTTATTGACCACTATTGTGTAGCGTCTATCTTTATAAGTAATGGTAAGTATGCTGACTACAACAATAACTACAATGTTGCTATGTCTACCAACTTAAACCAAGCCGTGAAGAACGCCAAGAAATACTTACGTCCTTTACCCTGGGGTGAAGTGTCGGGCATACACTATAGGAAGTTTAGACACAAATTCTACGAAAGTCGCAACCACTACCGTGATGAGTTCAATGCCTCTACAGGCAAGGTTGGTCTAAGTCGTGACTATCTGATACCCGAACTGCAACAGCTCATAGATAGTGGTCACATGTTTATGGATAACGAACTGCACAACAACATTGTAGACATGTTAAACAAACGCAAGGCATACCAAGAGGACAAGCAGAAAGATATTCGTTGTTCGTTTGTGTATGGCTACATGAAGTGGGACATAGAAAACTATATTGTGGTGGATATAGAAAAAACATTATCCAAGTCACAATGGCAGACTTTGGAGTCAATGACATATACCGCTGACACTCTTCCTGAAAATATCAAAGGTAGGGTAATGGCTCTTAACGTGTTAGACGATGATATGTTTGTTGATGATGTGGGCTACAAGGTTGGAGACAATATGTTCTATGTCTTACCATAACACACAGGATTACACGTTATACCAAGTTAAGATAGACGTTAATACAAAAAGAGTTCATGTGTCATGTTTAGGTATGTATTGTGTTGACAGCAAATTAAAAGAGTGGTATGACAGTGTAGACGATTTACCTAAGTGGGTTCAAGAGAAGTTGGCAGTGCTGATGATGCTTGAACCCGAACTGGATTACAAATCAGATATAGGATACAGGGCAAGCGACAGCGAGTTCTATATAAAAGTAAAAGAAAGCGGTTAGTCAACTCGACTAACTGATGGGGGTGGGGCGACTCACCCTCAGAAACCAGTGACACCAGTTTTGAAAGGATATGACATGACAAAAAGAAAGTTTACGAAGAAGATGAAAGAGAATGGGGTGACAGTTGCGTTACCATTTGAAACAGATTGGCACGTAATAGATTATGATGAGGGTGATGACGACTTCACAGTAACATGTACTGACATGGATGCCATACATACTGGCGAGATTGTGGGCAGATACTCTACGTTCTTTGATGCGTGGATGGATGCAAAGTTTTTTGATAAGGATAGTACACAATGATGGTAATGACCCCAGAGGCAAAGGTGAAAAAGAAAGTAACGGAACAACTCAAGAAGTTAGGAGCGTATTACTTCTACCCTGTAACAGGTGGGTATGGACGTAGCGGAGTGCCTGACATAGTTGGTTGCCACAGAGGTAACTTCTTTGCGTTTGAATGTAAGTCTGGTAAGAACAAGCCTACAGCATTACAGGATAAGAACTTATCAGACATCAATGTAGCAGGGGGCATAGCCTGTGTGGTTAACGAAGAGAACATGATGGACATAGAAAACATATTAAAAGGGATAGAGGAGATGGACTTTCCAGTTCAGTACGAATAATCTACCAAGTTTTTATTATTTTTGTCTTGGTAGGACGTAAGCAGTGAGAGCGTTGAGGACACACATGTAAGCATATCAATCGAAATCCACTGCGGTGAAGGCAGGTTTATCATATATCCTTCCCTGTAACTTCATCATGGTAGGGCATGTAAAAACTTAGACCCCCCTCACAGAAGGGGGGCAACCAAAGAGAAAGAGAGAGACATGAAAACAACTTACTTTGTATTGCATTTACTATTGGTTCCAGACATTTCAGACCACCATATAAAAATGGGTAGGGTTCACTTTCACGATCACGAAACGTGCATGTACGTAGCACAGAGCCTAAAACAAGTGCGCGACCCAATAATTGGAAAAGCAAACTGCGTTGAGGTGGACAACTTTATAACAGAAGTTAGAATACCATTACCAAAACCAGAGTTTATGAAATGACAGATGATTTTAACGATAAGTTCAAACTAAAGCCGATTGCCAAAGATGAAAGACTAAGGCAAATACGTTACCTCAAACCTGAGACAGTTAAGAAGTATAAAGATATGATAAGACGTGACATTGCGAAGGGTCTTATTCAACCTGACCAGTTTAACAATAAAGGTAAGAAGAAATGACTGTTATTGTTAGAAAGGTATCTGAGCGATTGAAAAAGGCACGTGAGAACGCCAAGTTGCACAGAGATTATTTAATTAAACAACTAAGAGAAGAGGAGAAATCACAATGCGCACAAGTGCTAAGAAAGAAAGAGTATGGAAGTACGTACTCAAGAACAGACTTGCCACGCCCAAAGAAGTAGCGAAGGCGTGTAACGTGTCGTATGGTTATGCGTTGAAACTAATCAATCAGTCAGGCACACCAAAAGAAGTTATCATAGCAGAGTCTAAACCGCCTGTCCGCTGTCAGCTACTTGGTGAAGCGTCGAGCCTCACAGCTACAGATCGTAACAAAGACTACGGTGATGCTGTGGATAACCACGAACATATTGCCCGCATTTATAATGCTATCACAGGACAACGTCTTACAGCGAGAGACATAACCTTGGTACACCAGGCAACGAAGTTAGCGCGACGACAAACGAGTCCATTGAAAAAAGACCATTACGTAGATAACATGGCGTACGTTGGTATTGAATACGAATGCGCTATGAAGGAGAAGAATAGTGGACTTAATAACTCTTGATTTTGAAACATACTACAACAAAGAGTATTCTCTAAAGAAATTTACAACAGAAGAATACGTGCGTGACCCTAGGTTTGAAGTGCTTGGGGTCGCTGTTAAGGTCAACAACGGAAAGACGGAGTGGGCGAGTGGTACACAGGAACAACTTAAGACATTCTTACAAACCTTTGACTGGGGTAACGCGATGGCACTGGCTCACAATACTATGTTTGATGGTGCTATCCTGTCTTGGGTATTTGATATTAAACCTCGCGCTTATACTGATACAGTTTGCATAGCGAGAGCTGTCAACGGAGTAGAAGAAAGCGTATCACTAAAAGCATTATCTGAAAAGTATGAGGTGGGCAAAAAGGGTGACGAAATAGAGAACACCCTTAACAAGCACAGGCAGGACTTTACTGATGAAGAACTTGGAAGGTTGGGTGATTACGCAGTCAACGACGTGGACTTGACGTACGACTTGTTTACAATCATGGCAAGGGGATTTCCAAAGAAAGAACTTAAGTTGATCGATCTATCATTGCGTATGTTTGTCGAGCCTGTCTTAGATTTGGATCTAGACTTGTTAGAAGATCATCTCAGCAAAACACGTCAACGTAAGGAACAGTTACTGGTGGACGCTCGTGCGTCTAAAGAAGATCTGATGAGTAACGATAAGTTTGCGAAGCTGCTTGCTGCATACAATGTATCACCCCCTAAGAAGTTAAGCCCCACTACTGGTAAACAAACATGGGCGTTCGCTAAGTCTGACGAAGGGTTTAAACGCTTGTTAACACATCAGGACGTGAGAGTTCAATCACTTGTTGCGGCCAGATTGGGTAGTAAAAGCACACTTGAAGAAACACGGACACATAGATTTATTGACATAGCGAAACGGGGTCTATTGCCCGTGCCTGTTAGATATTATGCGGCTCATACAGGACGTTGGGGCGGTGACGATAAGATAAATCTACAGAACTTACCAAGCCGTGGCGCGAACGCAAACATGCTAAAGCGTGGCATAATTGCACCACAAGGGCATTCTATAATAGATGCTGACTCAGCACAAATCGAAGCGAGGGTGTTGGCGTGGCTTGCCGAACAAGATGATTTAACACAAGCGTTTACCAATGGCGAAGACGTGTATAAGAATATGGCATCAAAAATATATGATGTAGCAGAAAGCGAAATTACCAAAGATCAAAGATTTGTTGGTAAGACTACAATCTTAGGCGCAGGGTATGGTATGGGTGCGCAGAAGTTCCAAGACCAACTCAAGACGTTTGGCTTTGACATGGAGTTACATGAAGCACGACGTGTTATAAAGGTATACAGAGAAACAAACTCAGACATAAAAGACCTATGGGCTGATGCTCAGTTGTTCTTAAAAGATGGGGATGCCTTTGGTAAACAGGGTGTCTTAGGCACGGAAGAGTGGGACATAATACTACCCTCTGGTTTGCGTCTACGCTATGACGACTTACAGTTCACTGTTGATGATGGTAAGTATGACTTTGATTACAAGACACGACGTGGTCGCGTACGTATATATGGTGGTAAAGTAATAGAGAACGTATGCCAAGCTATAGCTCGTTGCATTATTGGCGAACAAATGCTACAAATAGCGAAGAGGTATAAAGTTGTTTTGACAGTGCATGATAGTATAGCGTGTTGTGTCAAGGACGAAGAGGTGGAAGAAGCGCAACAGTACATCGAAGAATGTATGCGTCAGCCACCAGAATGGGCAGAAGGGCTACCGATAGATTGTGAATCGGGAACAGGCAAATCTTATGGAGGATGTGGTTGAGTATAGCACCGTGGTCATACAGTAGAATAAAGGCATTCGAACAATGCCCCAAACAGTTCTACCATATGAAAATAGCCAAAGATTATAAAGAGCCATACACAGAGGCTATGCGTTACGGCACAGAACTGCATGCTGTAGCGGAAGACTTCATACGTGATGGCACACCCATACCAAACAAGTTTGCTTTTCTCAAAGGTCCCCTCGAAGCACTTGGGCGTAGACAGGGTAACAAGTTTACAGAGATGCGTATGGGGTTGACTGCGGAGCTTGAAGCTTGTGGGTTCAGAGATAAGAACGTGTGGTGGCGTGGTATAGCAGATTTAGTAATAGTTGACGATACAAAAGCATGGGTGGTAGACTATAAAACTGGACGAAATGCAGAGTATGCAGATAAAGGACAGTTGGAGCTTATGGCGATGGCTACATTTAAACATTTTCCTACCATAAAACAAGTCAACGCGGCTTTGATGTTTGTCATTGCTAACAAATTTATAAAAGCAAAATACACGATAGATATGTTGACAGACCTATGGGATAAATGGTTAGCTAGTTATAATCGTATGCAGGTCGCACACGACAACGACATTTGGAACGCACGACCTAGTGGGTTATGCCGTAGACACTGCGCGGTCATAGAATGTGTATACAATGGGAGTAACTGATGCCATACACTAAATCACCTAGACCCTACAAGAAAGAGTATAAAAAGCAGAAGGAACGTGGGGAGCATCCAGATAGAATGGAGCGACAACGTGCAAGAAGAGCTTATGATAAGAAGGGTATCAGTCGTAAGGGTAAGGATGTATCACACAATAAGATGTTAAGCAAAGGTGGTTCAAACAAAGACGGCACAAAGTTAGAAAGCCCCTCAAAGAACAGGGCAAGGAACGGACAGAAGAAGAAAAAGAAATGACGAAAGACCCTAGAACAGGAACAGGTAAGAAACCAAAAGGAACAGGAAGGAGGCTTTACACAGATGAAAACCCCAAAGATACAGTCCCTA